GTGTGTTATACTCATTTGTGAGCCATTCTATCATCTAGCCCGACACCCGACACCCGACACCCGACAATTTTGTTTGAGAGAGCGACTGAGAGAGCGAGGGTATGCAGTTTAACCCACACTCTACCCCCAAATAACCCTATTTTTTATGTATAAACTGTTTACACTTAGTATTTATTATGCTCTAATAATACTTGTGTCTATGTATGGTATGCACAAAAGTGGTAAGCATTTAAATCTATACCAGTTTATCTTGAGATTGAAGACATTAAGTTGTTAGTAGATTAGAAAGATATATGAACAAAGCCGTACATAACACATTAACTATAAATTTTAGGAGAATTACTATGGCTAGAAAACTAACCATTAACGAAAGAAATATACTCGTTGATAGAGCATACAACGAGATCAGGACTGAGAGCATATCTAAGCTTGAAACCGAAATGCAGAGTAACCAAAAGTGGCTTGATATCCAAGCTTGTAAACAAGCTATCAAAGATAAGAAATCAGAGATAGACGATTGCGAAAAGAAGCTAAAGAAACTTCACAAAGCTTTCAACAAAGAAATGAGTAATCCTAACTTTGAATACGCTAATGAGTATAACTATCATTTCAATGGTAACTTCAAATGGGACGACAAGGGTCTTAGAAGTAAAATTGAGACTGAGGTAGTCTTAGCAAACCTAGGTGACTCAGTAGACTTCGATAAGCTTGTTGACACACTTAAAAATAAATTTGGGGCTTAACATGAAGAAAGTAAATGTAGATCAATTAATCGAAAATCCTAAGAATGCTAAGGAGAGAGTAGCCGTGTGCTTCTTTCTCCTTATGACTTGTCCTGATACCAAAAAAAATGAAGCTAAGTTAGAGAACATATTAAGTCATATGTGCGAAGACTTAGAAGAATTGGATCATAACCTTTGGTCAGCAACTCAAGAACTAGCTAGACAAATAGCCGTTCAGGAGAATGTGCCGTTCTATCAAGAAAATATAAATTGGATGGAAAGCAAATTAGCTGAAGTTACTGGTTCTGTTCAGAGAATGGAAGGAGTTCACTAGTCTTCAGACCCTAGAGTAGGACTATAAAACCAATGAGTAGGGAGATTAATTCACTAAAGAATTCATGTTTGTCACTTGCTAGTTTTGACAACAAAAATAGAACTAGCATTTAACTTAGGAGAAAATTATGAGTGAAATACAAATTGAAGGCTTTAATACTTTTATACATGAAGACGGCTTTGAAGAAGTTGTCCATGCTGTCCGTATAGATATGTGTGAAGAAACAGGTAACTACTTTGTAGAATTAATTGGTAAAGAACTAGGTGGAACTTACACAATAGATTCAGAAGAGTTTATAAACTTTAAAGGTGTTTTGATCTATTTACAGTATTTAGGTAGAAACTATGAATACATGATGGATAAACTTAATAAGTTTTTGAAGAGTGAGGAGATTGAAGATGAAAATAACAGGCTATAAATTAGTAATCTATTATGAGGACGGAGAAACGGAAGATATTGTAGATATCCCCTACCATATAGAAAAAAGAATTGAAGCTCATCTAGATGACTTAGAAGCAGAAATGGAATATGAGGAGAGTGAATATGACTAGAGAAGAAATGGAAAATGCAATAGTGGACGACTATGTAAAAATGATAATTAATTGGGTAGAAAATTCAGATACACATTTACTAAGAGATCATGTGTTTGAAACTGTCTATTGCAATTTTAAAAGTATGGACTTAGCCGACATACAAGCAGATTATGAGGATTTGAACAATGAGAAGAATTGATATTTTTATTATGAAGAACTATGCAACCTATTGTGACGAAAAAAGCCGTTATGGAGAACTTGCAGATCAAAAAAACTTTACCGACTATCTAAAGTTTAATAAACCTTTTCTTGTGCAAGAATATAAAGCTTATCGCAGAGCCAACAGAGGGATTTAATGGAAATAATATTACTGATCCTGTTCGGAGTTTTCTTGGACTTCGTTGATAGCCGTTGGCGAGATTGATTCTTCAGTCTCGTCTGTTATCTCTCCCTCAACAACATCCCCCATCAACTGTTTTAATCTATTCTCGATCTCAGCACGAGACATCTGATCTATTTTCCCGAAGCGTACTTCCTTCTTATCTACTACTAACCCACCAACTTTAAGCAAACTATTCTGTGCAGCGATTGCTGCGTTAAACGAACCCGACTCCAAGGCTTTATCTCGTATGTCGTACAAATCTTTGACAGCACGATCCTGGTTGAGCTCATACTTCTTGCGAACTTCTCCCAGGAGATAATTAATCTCTTTCTTAACTTCGGGATGTTTTAATAACTTATAGGCCGACTGCCTTGCATCTTTGTATCCCGACTTCCTAGCACATTCTACATAAGACATCTGTGGATTATTAACTACCTTCCAGACAAAGATACGCTGCATACGATTCAACTTGTTTGATAGATTAAAAAACTCTATTGCTGGATCTTCTGCTTCATCCAGAATAGGCTCAAAACCCGACTGCTCTTCTTTCATATGTGCTTATACTAGATGATACTAAGTGTAGATGTAAAGTAGATGGGCTATATCTAGCCCCTTAGATGTGGCTAGCCCTACATATCCTATATATGTATAACATCCGATCTTAGCGAACCTGATTTAGAGTGTCAAGTTCTTTATATATTTATAAGTATATTAGTCTCTCTTCCCCTGACAAAAATGAAAAAAATGCAAAAATACTTTAGCCCTTTGTTTATCAAGGTTTCCCACGTCACGCACTCTATGACAAAAGTCTGACAATAATAGTACCTTCATTTCAAGAGCTTATCTATAGCTTCATCCAATATTGGTTTGACAGAATCATAACTTTCTTTGTATTTTTTTTTCTTATCAAATGTAAGATAGAAATTGGCAAAAGAAAATTTTTGTCTAAGTCTATCGCATAATTCTTTTTCAAGATCTTCTCTAATTTGTGTTTGTAATACTGCATCTATATCAATTAACACTTCATCTGCTAGTTCTACTAATTTCTTTTTATTCATCTTTTTTCACCTTCCAAACTCTATACGCTTGCAGGTTGTGTCCATGTTCACTACGTTTGAACTCGTCTCTACAAATTCGCATCTTAGCTTTATAACCTGGACAATATTTATTAATTGTCGACCTAAATGCTCCAGCTTCTTTTTCTGTGCATAATACAGAATCACCATCTTCCATCTCCAGTACAATTTTATGATATTTACCGCTTGGCAATAGTGGTACACCCTTATCAATTTTCATAATATCTTATCCTCAAATTTATAGCTTTGATTATTATCCTCTAAACTAAGCAGAGCGTTTCGTCGCCAGGTCGCTCTGTTACCTACTACCTCAAGGAGAATTAATTGAGATACACGACTAAACTAATTAGACTCCATACCGATAAGCATCTAAGTCATAATCAGTCACTAAAATATCAACTTCCATTTCAGGATGTGTTACGGCAAACCCTTTATATTTCAGATGACATTTTTCATAATTGCCGATAAGTTCTTGATAACTGTCCCAACCCATTTTAAAGGCCTCGTCAATAGCATCATGACGCTTAGGATCTTCAAGCACTTTATCGCAAAAATCTCTATACATTCTAGACATAATCCATCCTTATTTATACTGTTAGTAGACATGATATACCTAATTCGTATATAATGTCAACATTATGAAAGATATACATAAAATTAAACCGACAGACATCAATAATCTGTCACCAATCGAAGAATTACAGATGGCTACACATCATGCAACAGATGCTGTGTTAGACCTGATACGCCATATCAATGCGTTACCAGTAGAAGAAAGACAACATATTACTGATATGTTTGATAGAGTAAGGGATGGTAAGACAAAAGATGTATGACAAACTACACGATAGGGTAAAAAACTTAGAAGTGGGTGAGATAATTAAAGTTGATAGAAGGTTTGGATATCCAGCTCTTATCAAACTGCTCAATGAGTTTGGTTATGAATACGAAGAGATTATGAAGCCAGCAGCTACTTGGGCAAAGAATGTTAGGAGGACAGCATGAAAGAACTACCTGAACTATTAACTGAACATGAGCACATCATATTAGGAGAAACTTATTACTTTCCTGATATGCCTAACGATTTTTATCACAATGCCCCAGGCATATCTTCATCAACCATCAGAAGGTTTGGACAATCACAAGTCCATGCCTTACAGGAGGAGATGGAAGATTCACATGCCTTACGATTTGGGTCTGCTGCACATGCTATGATAGTAGAAGGCGAAAGCGTCTTTAATAAAGAAGTAGCGTGTCTAGTAGGCTCTCCTTACACACAAGCCAATAAAGATCTAAAAAAAGATTATGAGAAAAGAGGCTTGACTGTTATCAATGCAACGGATAGAGAGACTATATATAAAATGAAGAACTCATTAGGTATATATGGAGATTGTGCTTTGAACCCAACAAAAACAGACTATCCTGATGTCTTTGTCAAACCGGCAGAGGTAGCTTTGTTTTGGTGGGAAGATGATATGTTATGTAAGGTTAAGTCTGATATGTTGAGGTATCCGCTAGCAGGCCCTTACGACGACAAAACAATTATTCTTGTAGATTACAAAACCACACAATCTGTGAAGCCTAGAGACTTTACCAGCTCTGTGAAGAAGTATCAGTATGAACTACAGGCATCTTGGTATAA